TGGGCTGGTGATATATCTACAATGAAAACTAGATTTGTAGAAAGAAGTAAAATGGATGACCAATGGCAAATGTATGGACATTGGGCAGAGACAAGAGGAAATAAGGTAGATAAAGCTTTATATAGAACTGCTAATTTAGTTAGAAGTTTAAATGATAATAGTTTCTTAACTTACTCAACTAAAATTATGGCATCTACTGACGATGCTTTTGCATTAATTATTGGTAGAGCTAAATCAAGAGAAAAAGCATTCTTAAAAGCAGCAGAAAAACTACCTGATGGTAACTTCCAAAACCTAGATGCTAAGTTTTTCCGTGAGGTAGAAGATAATTTTAATAAAGAAATCTTTGATGCTAATGGTAATATTACTGACAAAGCTGCTGAATTTAGTAGAAAAGAAGCTACTCTTACTCAAGACTTAACAGGTTTTTCTGCTAAACTTGCAGATGCTTTTAACGAGGCACCATGGGCTAGACCATTTTTCCTATTTGCTAGAACTGGAGTTAACGGATTAGCTTTAACTGCAAAGCATACTCCCGGATTTAACTTCTTGGTTAAAGAATTTAACATGATAGCCAAGGCAAAACCCGGAGATAATTTACAAGACCTAGCTCAGTATGGTATTCATAATGCAACTGATCTGATGAATGCTAAAGCTATCCAAAACGGAAGACTAGCTATGGGTAGTGCAGCATTAAGTATGGCATCAATGGCATATCTTAGTGGTGGATTACATGGCAATGGTCCTACAGATAGACAGCAAAGACAAGCATGGTTAGATGCTGGATGGAAACCAAGAACAATTAAGATAGGTAATACTTGGGTAGGGTATGATGCTTTTGAACCTTACAACCAGATACTTGCATTGGTAGGAGATATTGGAGACCACATGGACCTTATGGGTGAAGAGTGGGCAGAAGATAGTTTATCTAAATTATCAATGGCATTAGCTAGTACTGCTACAAGTAAATCTTACTTAGCAGGATTACAGTCATTTGTTGATTTATTTTCTGGTGCTCCCGGACAACAAGAAAGAATTATTGCGTCATTAATGAACAATACTCTTCCATTATCTAGTCTTAGAAATGAAATAGGTAAAGTTCTTACTCCTTACACAAGAGAATTAGGTTCAGATATAGGTGACTCCATAAGAAACAGAAACTTAATAACTGAAAATATTGCAGCAAATCCACTACCTATTAAATATGATATATTAACTGGTAAACCAATTAAAGATCACAACTTTATAACTCGTATGTTTAATGCAGTTTCACCTGTTAATTTTAATATAGATTATTCTCCCGGTAGAGAGTTACTATTTAATAGTGGTTACGACATGAGAACCTCTACATATTCAGCTCCAGATGGAACAGATTTATCTGATAGTCCACGAGTTAGATCTATGTTTCAGAAAGCCATAGGTGAACAAAACCTAGAAAAAGTATTTAATGAAATGGCTAAATCTGAATCAGTACAGATTTCTCTTGCTGAAATGAATTATTATAAAAAGAATGGTATGAAAGATGTTGAACCTAGATCATTCCCACATTACAAAAAGATCGCAAAGGCATTTGACAAGGCTAAGAAACGAGCTTGGGCAAGCCTTAAAAAAGATAACGACGTCCAAAAACTACTCATTGAAGAAAGAGAACAAAAAGTAAAAAACGTTAAAGCAAACAAAGGTACAATCGACAAGATTATTAATATGCCTAAATAATCCACCCGTCAAATTATCCATAAGATAAATGGCGACAAAAACTGAAGAATTTTTAACTGGCACTGGTACTACCATCCAGTTCACAACTCAATACATAAATGAATCTGACATTAAAGTCAGAGTCGATGGTGGGTCACCTTTACAATTTATAGGTACTACAGGTACTCCCTCGACAGGACAATATAAAATAGCTGCTAACAGCACAACCATTACTTTTGGCGATAATCAAAACGGTAAAAGTTTACATATATATAGTGAAACAAGCGTAAACAATCCTACAGTAACATTCTTTCCCGGTTCATCTATTAAAGCTGGAGATCTTAACAAGATAGAAACTTTAATTAGACACGGTATTCAAGAAAGTAGGAACGACATAGTTACCCACCACATTAGAGATGGTGCAATCGTATCTAGTAAAATTTTAGACGGAACTATTGTTGGTGATGATATAAGTGATAGTGCAGCTATTCCTTTTGCAAAATTAGCTACAGGTGTATTACCTAGCACGATAACTGTAAATTCTAATAACATCGTAAATAGGTCAATTAAAGAAGAAGACATAGAACTCGGAGCTCTTGATAATAGATATTACACAGAGACAGAATCTGAAGCTCTATTTCTTAGACAAGACAGCACAGAAACTCTTGCTAGTGGGACTCCATGGTCAAACACTGACGCTAAAGTAGCAACTACTGCTGCTATAAATGCAAGAATAATTGACCTTATAGAAGAGGTTGGAGGATTCGTACCTTTAGCAAATGAAACATCTTTTCCCGACGCTAACCCGGATATCAATAATGGGCGTGGCACTATTGTGTCTGTACAAGCTGCATCAACAGATCTTGTACCCAGCTCCGGAACAGTCACTATTGCAAATGGTAGAGGAACTGGTAAGCCTGTCATTATTACAGGCGTAACCGCAACTATTCCTCAAGGTTTTGGAATGCTACTTGAAACAACAAGTACAACTCACACATACACATTTCATAGGTTAGTAGCAAAAGCGACAGAGGTACATACTGTAGCTTCAAATATTACAACAATCCAAAACGTTAACAATAATCAAGCGAATATTAATTCAGTAGTAGCTAACCTAGCAACTATTGATAAGGTAGCTGACAACGAAACTAATATTAATGTAGTTTCAGGTGAATTAACTGATCTAGCAACAGACCTTGGTTTTATTACTACTCCAGTTGGTACACATGCTCCCGGTAACGACATTAATACAGTCGCAAATAATATTCAAGACGTAAAGGATGTAGCAAGCTCCCTAGAAGCTGGAACATTATTCCAAGTCGATTCTGCAAATAAAACTACAGGTTCAGTTGTTTACTACGACGGTTCCTCGTTTAAAGCAGACACCACCACCACTAAATCAACTCTAGTTACTGGAGGTAACTTTTAAAAAATGGCAACAATAAGATTAAAAAAAAGATCTGCAAGTGGTGCTGCTGGTGCCCCTAGTTCACTAGCTCCATCAGAAGTAGCATTTAACGAAGCAGATAAAAAACTATATTACGGATTTGGAGATAATGGAAGCGGAGAATCTTCCTCAATTATTTCTATAGCCGGTGAAGGTGCTGTTATGCACCTTGGAAACGTAAACCAAACAGCAGCAGGAAATAAAACTTTCTCAGGAAACCTTACTGTTGGTGGTAACTTAACTGTTCAAGGTACAACTTCTACACTTAGTTCAACTAACTCAGTTGTAGCAGATAAGATAATTGAACTTGGTAACGGTACATCAGGTGCTCCAAGTGGAGACTCTGGAATTGTTATTGAAAGAGGTAGCTCATCTAATGCCTTTATGGGTTGGGATGAATCTTCAGATCAATTCCTTATGGGTACTGGTAGTTTTACTGGTTCAAGCACAGGAAACTTAACAGTAACTAAAGGTACATTAAACGCTGACTTAATAGGAGACGTAACTGGTACTGTAACCGGAAACGTAACTGGTTCATCAGGGTCTACCACAGGAAACGCTGCTACAGCAACCAAACTTGCTACAGCTAGAACTATTGCTGGCGTGTCGTTTGATGGTACTTCAAATATTTCTTTGAATAATGCCAATATCACTAACGGTGCTGGTTATGTAACTCAAAACACACAGCTATCTAACGAGCAAGTCCAAGACATAGTTGGAGCTATGTTTTCTGGTAATACTGAAACAGGTATTACAGCTACATATCAAGACGGTGATGGCACATTAGATTTAGTTGTTGCAACTCAGTCTACTAATGATTTTACAACAGCTTTAAAAAATAAGTTAAACGGAATTGCTACTGGTGCAACCAACGTTACTAATAATAATCAACTTACAAACGGTGCAGGCTACGTAACTAGCTCAATTATTAACTCACTTAATGCTAGTAACTTAAGTTCTGGAACAGTTCCAGCAGCTCGTATCGGAACTGTGGACGGGGGCACATTTTAAATTATGGCAACTATAAAACTAAAGCGTGGTACGTCGACACCGACTACTAGCAATCTGGTTAATGGAGAAGTTGCCTTAGATTTATCTGCCAAAAAGTTATATGTTAATGATGCTGGCACAATTAAAGAGATTGGTGCTAACTCTGCATTATCTGCATCACAGCTTAATGATATTAACGTCGTTGCTGGACAAGTTGCTCATGGAACTGATTTAGGTTCTATAGCAGATTCACTAAGCTCAGCATCTGGTGCAACTAATATCACAACAGTTGCAGACAATATTACTAACGTCAACACTGTTGCTGGAAAAGTTACAGAGATTGGAAGACTAGGTACTGCTGACGCTGTATCTGATATGAACACCTTGGGGACAACAGCTATCGTAAACGATATGGATACGTTAGCTGACATTTCAAGTAACATATCAACAGTTGCTGGTATCTCATCTAATGTAACCTCTGTAGCTGGTAACGCAACAAACATTAATGCTGTTAAAAACAATGCAACAAATATAAACACAGTTGCAGGAATAAGCTCAGACGTATCAACAGTAGCAGGAATATCAGCTAACGTAACGTCTGTCAAAAACAACGCTACAAATATTAATACAGTTGCTGGTCAAATAAGTAATAATAAATTACAGACAGTGGCTAATGATATTGCTTCTGTTATTACTGCTGCTAATGATCTAAACGAAACTACTTCGGAAATAGACACAGTAGCTAATGCAATTACAAACGTAGATAACGTAGGAAACAATATAGCTAACGTTAATACTGTTGCAGGAATATCTGCAAACGTAACAACTGTAGCTGGTAATAATTCAAACGTAACTGCGGTTGCTAATAATAACTCTAATATCACTGCTGTCGCTGGAAATGCAACAAACATAAACGCAGTTAAAAATAACGCAACCAATATAAATGCTGTAAATGCTAATAAAACAAATATTGATGCGGTAGCTGCAAATAACTCTAATATTACTGCGGTTAAAAACAATGCAACCAACATTAACGCCGTACAAGCTAACGCTTCTAATATTAATGCTGTTGCTGGCAACGCTACAAATATTAATGCTGTTGCGTCCAACGCTACAAACATTAATACAACAGCGTCTAACATCTCTGATGTAAATAACTTTGCTAGTACATATCAAATATCATCTTCAGCTCCTACAACAGATGGTGCTGGTAATGCACTTGCTGCTGGTGATTTATATTTTGATACTTCTTCTGATGAACTAAAAATATATAACGGTTCTTCATGGCAAGGTGGTGTTACTGCTGGCGGTAACTTCGCAACAACTGGTGCTAACCAATTTTCTGGAAACATAACTTTTACTGGCAGTCAAACTGTTGATGGAAGAGATCTTTCAGTTGATGGTGCAAAATTAGATGGCATTGAGAGTGGAGCCACTGCCGATCAGACGGCTGCGGAAATACGTGCACTTGTTCAATCAGCATCTAATAGTCAAGTTTTTACTGACGCTGACCATAACAAACTCAACGGCATTGAATCTGGAGCCACCGCAGATCAAAGTAACTCAGAAATAAAAACAGCATACGAAGCTAACAGTAATACAAATGCTTTTACTGACGCTTTATTGTCAAAGTTAAATGGAATCGAAACTGGGGCAACTGGCAATCAGACAGTAGCAGAAATTATAGCTGCTATAGCTGGTCAAACCATAGCACCAAATGCAATAACAACGACTAATTTAACTCTCGATTTTGGTACACTTTAAATGGCTAAATTATTAAAATTAAGACGTGGTACTACAACACAGCACGGGTCATTTACTGGTGCTGAAGGTGAAGTAACTATAGATACCACAAAAGATACTGCCGTTGTACATGACGGTAGTCAAGCAGGAGGAAGACCTCTTGCAAGAGAAGACCTGAATAATGTTTCAGGTACTACAGTGTTGGGAAGAATAAGTACCAACACTTTAAATGGAAGTAAACTTGTAGACGCTTCCGTAACTTCAGCAAAAATAACAAACAATACTATTGTTAATGCTGACATAAACTCTTCTGCTGCTATTGCAGGAACCAAAGTGTCTCCCAACTTTGGCAGTCAGAACGTATCAACAACAGGCACAGTCAGTGCTACGTCCTTTTCTGGAAATGGTGCAAACCTAACTGGTATTCAACCATTTGCTTCTGGAACTAAGATGTTATTTCAACAAACATCAGCTCCTACAGGTTGGACCAAAGTAACGTCTCATAATAACAAAGCTCTTAGAGTTGTATCTGGCTCAGCTAGTTCTGGTGGTAGTAACGCGTTTACATCTGCTTTTGCAGCAAGAGGAATTAGTGCTAACGCTAGTAATACTACTGCTGGTGGTAACGTGAGTGTGTCAGTGGCTAACGCTACTCAGGGCGGTAACGTTTCAATCGGTAATACAACTGCTGGCGGTAACGTATCTATCTCTAGTGTTTCAACATCTGGAAGTGTAAATAGTCATACATTGTCAGTTAACGAAATACCATCACATACTCACTCTACTAGAGTTGGTGGACACAACCAAAGATCTAGAGCAAATGCTAACCCTGCTGTTCTAGCACCACCTTCTAACTCAAGTATTGCTGCTAGGAGTGGTTCAAAATATTTCTCTACTGGTGACTTTGCTACAAACGCTACTGGTGGAGGTGGTGGTCACTCACACGGATTTAGTGGAAGTTCACACAACCACAACGGTTCATTAAGTGGTACTGCTCACAACCACAACGCAAGTTTCTCAGGTTCTGCTCATAGTCACAATGCTAGTGGCAGTTTTTCTGGTAGTGCACACAACCACAGCATTTCTGTTGGAAACCTAGATATGGCAGTTCAATACGTAGACGTAATCATTGCAAGTAAGAACTAATGAAAATTAAAGCAGGAACATTCTGTCCGCTAGTTAATGGAGATTGTAAAAAACTCGAATGTGTATGGTTTACACAAATAGCTGGCAGCCACCCACAGACAGGAGAACAATTTGATGAATGGGGATGCGCTGTAGCGTGGATGCCCCTTCTTACTATAGAAAATATTAAAAAGACAAACGAAGCTGGTGCAGCAATCGAGTCGTTTAGAAATGCAACTGTAGAAACATTGTCTCCTGTAGTACCTGTGGAAGAACAATTTAAACCTTTACCTATAAATTAATGGAAATAACAGTACTTAATGAG